TGGCGTAGTCCAGCACCAACACCGGGTCCTGCGCGACGGTCGCGCGGTGCGTACGCATGCCGAGCCCTGTGGTGCCCCGTGGGTCGATCCCGGAGCCCTGGTCGACGTCGATGCACTCATCGGTCAGCTTGAGCAGCGGCAGGGGCCGTTGGGGGCCCATGGCGGGGGTCTCGGCCGCGGTGCCGACCACTGAGGACGACACGCCCTCCTCGGTGCACAGCCGGGCGAAGCGGGTGCCGGCGTGCTCGCTGGTTCGGCCGAGGTACATGCGCCGCAGGGTGGTGTAGGGCCACTCGCTGTTGATGAAGTTGAAGATGCCGCGGTTGATGAACAGAACCTGCGACAGCTCCAGCGTGCTGTTGGGCTCGTCGTCGGTGACGGCGAGGAAGTAGACCGGCGTGCTGGTGGTGCCGGCCAGGCTCACCTCGTAGGCGTCGTCGTCGATGGCCAGGTGGTAGAGCACGTTCCCGCCGGACTGCCGCACCCCGACGGCGAAGGTGTGCCAGGTCGTGTCCTCGCCCTCGCCCGGGATCGCCACCGTCATGGCCGCGGACACGGTGCCCGCCACGTACAGCTCGACCAGGCCCTGGGTGAACTTCACGGTGACGTCAGGTCCGGCGGACAGGTGGTAGAGGATCACCGACAGGCATCCGGGGCCGAGCTTCTGCAGCCACATCACGCCGTGTCCGGTCGCGTTGTTGTAGAGGCTGGACGTGGTGTTGAACCGTAGGCCGCCGTCGGTGGCCAGCCGGACACCCTTGGGAGTGGCCAACAGCTTCGTGTCGATCCCGTACTCCAGCCCACCCAGACCGGACACCGGGCCACGCGAGAACACCGGGGTGGCGCCGCCGAACAGGTTGGCGTTGCGGCTGGACGAGCCGGCCTCCTGATCCAGCGGCCAGTAGTCCGGGATCGAGAACGGCGCCTCAAGCCGGGTGATGTAGCGGCGCAACGCGGTGTCGAGCACCTTCTCGCCCCGGGCCAGCCGACGACGGACCGCCGCGCACTCGACCTCGGTACGCCAGTCCGCGTGGTCCACAGAGACCTTCGGGACCATCTTCGACGTCTCGCCGGCGAACCGCGGCAACTCCACGGTGAACACGGCGTGGCTGACCACAATGGGTTTCGCGTTCGTGTTGCCGGACGCCACCCCGTCCCGCACCCCGACCCAGCCGGCGCCGAGCATGGTGTCGGTGGCCGGGTTGAGCGAGTACTCGATGTGCCAGTCGAGCGGCTCGCCTTGGTCCAGGCGCCATGTCTTGCCGCGCAACGTGTTGCCGTCCGCTTGGAACCGCACACCGACACCGGACGCGGCGCCCGGGTAGGCCATGACCGTGATCGGTCCGGCGTAGAGAGTGCCGTTCGCGTGCATGATCCGGAGCGTGACCTGCTCTGCGGTCGTGAGCTCGGTCCGCAGCATGTAGTAGCTGGTGCCCGTGCCCTGTCCGCGCAGCATCAAGTTCGCGGGTTCGAAGGCTGCGGCGGTGACGTCGATCGCGCCCACGGTCCACTCGTCGTACACGTCCACGTCCTTGGCGTGCACGTCGTCGAGGTAGTGGGCGATGAACGCGTTCGTGCTGGTGATCAGGTGGCGCCCGGCACCGCCGGTGACGTCGCTGGCCACGGTGCCGGCCGACTGGAACGACGACCACACGCCCATGTCCGGGCTCGTCGACCACCCCGACCCCACCGTGCGGTCGAACAGGTCCTGTCCATAGTGGAGGCCGAACGTGACAGGGGTGTTGCGGGACAGGTAGTCGTACCACTGCCCCAGCGGGTTGTCCGGGTCGTAGTCCCCGTCCCCGTTGTCCGGGCCGTCGTCGAGGGTGAACTTGCACAGCGCCGGCGACGGCTTCGCGGCCCAGTCCTTCGAGCCGGGCGTGATCGTGATGGCCGGTTTCTGCCGCACATCAAGGGACACGTCCCGCCACCGGTCCAGGAAGAACCGGACGACCGGGCGGCGCGGGAACCCCAGCATCACGCCACTCCGAGCTGGATCGCGCCGGTGTCGACGAGCATCTGGAACGCCGACGCGAACGCGCCGTCCGTGTCGCCGGAGAACCCGATCATGACCGTACCGCCGCTCGCCGAGCCGGCCGAGGTGACGCGCTCGCCGGCCTGCAGGATCGCCATCTGCTCACTGCCAGGCGCGCCCGGCACCCGGGCGGTGCCGGTGTGCATGCGCGGGATGTGCGGGATCGGGGGGATGTCGGAGAACGGGTTGACCCAGTTGATGCCGGCGATGATGTCGTTGGCCCGGTCGACGAACCAGTTCAGCCGGTCGATCACCCAGTTGATAGCCGACTTGAAGGCACCGGAGATGGCGCCACCGACCGCACCGAAGATGCGGCCGAACCAGTCGGGGATACCACCGAACCAGCCCATGAGGTCGTTCCACCGGTCCCGGATCCACCCGACCACTGTGGACACGACCTGCTTGACGGTGTCCCAGTTCTTCACCAGCAGCACGATGATCGCGATCAGGGCGATGATCCCGATGATGATCCACGTGATGGGGTTCGCGAGCAGCGCCGCGGTGAACGACCAGATGGCCGGGATCACCGTCGTGGTCAGGCTCAGCCACAAGCCCTTCAGGGCAGGGACGAGGAACCCGGTCAGGCCGCCGGCCAGGTCCGCGCCCGCCATACCCAACGCCATCATCCGCTCGGTGGTGGACAGGCTCTCGTCGTTCCACGCGGCCAGGCCCTCGGTGACACCGCCCAGGGTGTCGGAAAAGCCGGTGAACCGGGTCTCGGCGGTGTCGGTCGACTCGGCGAGGGAGTCGAACCGGTCGCCCGCCGAGCGCACCTCCCGCGAGGAGTCGTCGACCTTGTCCGCCATGGACTTCGACGCGGCACCCACCTTGTCGAACGAGTCGGTCAGCTTCGACTCGTCCCCGGCCAGGGTGAGGGTGACGGTGGGCTTGGACGCCATGTCAGGCCCCCATCAGCTGCGAAGCAAGCGCACCGACCGTGCCGCCGGCAGCAGAGGCGAACCCGGTCGCGATCCACACCGCTCGCTCGAGGCGGCGGATCCGGAGCTCGTGATCGGCGTGCTGCGCGAGGGCCTGGTCCAGCTTGACCTCGATCCGCGCGACCGTCAGCGCGAGCTCGACCGGCTGGCCGTCTGGCGACATCATGAGTCGACCTCCACTCCGGCCTGCCGGGCGACGTCGATCAGCTTCTCGGTGAGCAGCTCGGCGAACCGGTCGTAGTTCGCGGACAGCGCCGGGTAGAGGTAGCGGCCCTCACGGATGAATGGCCGGTGCACCGACTTACGCGGCCCGACCTTCCCGCCGAAGTCCAGCCACGCGTACCACGGGACACGCTTGGAGCCGCCCTGCACGCGCGACTCCGTGCGGGTCGACTTGGCCTTGACCGACCCCGCGGCGCGACCGGACTTACGAGGGACCTTCGGCGCGGCCCAGTTGACGATGAGTTGCGCGCCCTCGTTGTGCGCCATGCGAAGCGCCTTGGGCAGGTCAGCGTTGAGCTTGCGCAGGTTCCGGTTGAACTCCGCCAACCCGCTGATCTTGATTGGTTCGATGGCCGCCACCGTGTCACCTCCGTCCCTTGGCCCTCTTGGTCTCGATGTCCTGCCGCTGGGCTTTCCGTGCGTAGTAGACGTTCCACTTCACGTACTCGTCGTGCGGCATCTCGCCGAGCTCGGCGACCGTGCGGCCCAGCTTCTGGGCCAGGAAGAACTCGAACTCGTCAGCGTCGCCGCTTTCGAACGCCTGGTACGCCGCTTTTCTGCGCACCCTCGGCCAGCCCGGACAGCTCCTGGATCACCGACAGCACGGCGACGCTGTCACCCGCCGGTGCTTCCGCCAGCCACGCCGCGACCTCCTCGACGGTCATCTCCGGCTCGACCAGGCCCGCCGCGATGTAGTGGTTGTCCAGCGTGGCGACCTGGTTTTCCTTGCTGCCCTTGGATGCCGCGACCCGTGCGCGGGTGATCTCGGCGCGCACCAGGCCCCGCACCGTCACCGTGCCCTCGCCCAGGTCGACCTCTTCGGTGCGAGCCGACCGCTTCCGGGCCAGCAACGCCGCTTTGTCCAATGTGGCCACGATGCCTCCTAGGCCTGGGTGGTGATGACGACGTCGCCGGTGAACTGGAGATCGGCCGACCAGCGCACGTTGTCGTTGACAGGGAAGGACTCGGTGTACTTCGACACCACCACGGACACGGTCTTCTGCGGCTTGCCGGTGCCGGTGCCCTCCGGGCGGTACACGTACTCGACGGTCTCACCGAGCAGCGGCTCGATGATCGCGGCCGGCCCGGCTGCGGTGTTGTCGTAGATCCCGCCGACTGTGCATGTGCCGTCGAGGTTGCCCCCCGAGTACGTCTTGCCCTTGCGGGTCGGGTGGTAGGTG